AGCCTATCTTCTGCATCAATAGCCATGCCTATTTTAACCCAATCAGGCCAAGCTTTGTTAGTGATAGCGTATACGTAACCCTCTTTAATGTTATCTAACTTATAAGTACCCTCAAAGGCTGCATCATTAAAAGTTTTATAGTTTCCAGGTTTGTACAAGGGGTGCTTACGAGATATATACCTACCATTTACATACATGCTAAGTGGGTTGTGCCTCTTATTGGTTTTACTATTATGATGCTTATTCCAACAATCCTTGCATGACCTATTGTCACTTTCCCTAAAAGAAGTAACCCAATTATCTTTAGTTAGTATTGCGTTACATTCCCTGCATTCTTTATATATATCTTGTGTTGGCATTATGCTTCCTCTGGTACTTTTGCACATACGTGAACAACCTTTGGTGTGTTTTCCATAATGGCAGGTACACCCTGATACACTTGGTCTATTACATTTATTGCTGCCCTATTACAGGAAGCATATGTGGAATATAAAAAAGGAGAGCCTCGAATGACGGGGACTTCTCCTGAAATATAAGCTATTAAAACTAATACATACACTAGGTTTCCTTCTCTAAATGTTGAATTAACTCTGTAAAGCCACCTACGTAGGCACCTCTGCTATCCCAGATTTGTGGTACAGTTTTCATACCAGCCTCTTTTATAAGTGTCAACAACCACTTACTACTTGGTGAGTCAAGAGAGTAGGCTGTGAAGCCTACCCCCTCTTTGCGTAGCAAGTGCTTTGCCTTAGTACAAAACTCACAGTTAGATGTTCCTAAGACTACATAGGTCATACTAAATCTACTATCTCACATGAGACACCAGAGCATGCTAGTGTCTGACTACCTGCAGTGTTATCCTCACTCTCATACTCTGAAAGCTTAGACCAATCAATAAACTCTGGCATTATAGACAAGAGCGTCTTATAGTCTGTCCTAGAACAATCCTGATAGGGTGCTTGCTGGTACGTATGCTCATTAAATGGCAGGAAGGATACCCCAGACATTTCATCAAAGTGTTTGTATACAAAAGAACCTACTTCAAACCATTCATCATTTTTAACATTTATAGTTACTGATGGCTTATGTTCGCACCATGAGCGTTGATAGGCTAACCACATCTGTAGCTGCTCAATGGCAGACATATCAGCAGTACACACTGCATTATCTGGTGCCTTCATGGGGAAGCTGAACACTGTAGTCTGATCTGGTTTGAATGCCTCAGGTTCATTAGGGATACCTTGATCCTTCATGAATTGTGTTACAGGGTCTTTATTATCACCACGAACAGTACGAATGTAATAGGGTGAGTGACGAGCATGTATCCCGCTGCTTGAATTAACCAGTTGTGAAACCGTGCCTGAAGGTTTGACACAGCTGATAGCAGCAGACACAGGGATACCAAGGCGTTCAGCCCACTCAGCGTTAGTAGCAACGGCAACAGATTTAAGGTGTTCAAGGGTCTTATCCAATCCTTTGTTCTTTAGTGTCATGAGAGGGTTGTCCATGATACCTGTCAGTGACACGCCCAAAAGACGTTCAGCATCAGTATTTGTTGACCAGATTTTACGCAAGTAGGGCATTTTAGTATAGGTAGACTGAATTGTACCCATGATAGTGGCTAGGCGTACCTTTTCTGATATAGTATCAAGGGTATCTGTTGCACGTATTACTACCTCTGTTAGGTTACACAGGCCGTGTGGGCGCAAGATTATCTCCGAACATGGATTTGTTCCAAAGTCATAGTTAGAGTCACGCCGACCATTCTTAGCTGCTTGTTTCTTACATGCTTCACGATTAAAGATGCCACGCTCACCAGAGCCAGACTCTACAAGGGACATCCATTCTTTCATGAATGACAGGCTGTCAGGTTTCTCAGTGTATGACACAGAGTTGTTAGCCAAGGCACGTTGAGGATTGTTCTCCCACCATGAGCCTGACTTAGCTGAACGCATACGATCATCTGATAGGTTAGACAATGAGATCATAGCTGATCGGCGTACACCACCAACCACTACTACTTCACCAATCTTACACATAATATCATGACATTCGATGGATGAAAGCTTACGGCCTTCCGCTTTTCTGAATGTGTTGATAGTAAAGTTAAACAAGTCTACCAGTGGCGCTGGGCCTGATGCTCTACCGCCAAATGTTTTAAGGGGTGCACCAGCAGCGCGTACCTTAGATATATCCCACGTTGGGATTTCACCAGCATACAGGAGTGCAATTAATTGACGCAAAGACTTAGCCCACCCCTCCTTGGAGTCCTTAACCATGATACTAGTCTCGCTCTGGAAGAGTTGAGGCACCTCTGGGAGCTTAGTGATGAACTGGCGCTCGACACTGAAGCCAACACCAGTACCACAGAGGAGGATGAACATAGCCTCATCGAAGGACTTAAGGTCATCTACGGGTAAGAAGCTGCAGTTGTACATGCAAGTATTGTCACGGTCAGCAGCTGCACCAGCTGTCATCAATGACCTCATACTTGGCATAACCTCTAGGCCAAGGATAGCTTGTGTAAGCTGATAGATTACAGGTTGCATATCATTGTTCTTACTACTCAAAGGCCCCAGAACCTTGCTAATTACATTATCAATGTATCTTGTGACTGTATTATCCCATGACTCACGGCCTAAACCCTCAAGATACTTAGCATACCGTGATTTGTGGATAAATGATTGATAGTCGGTTGGTAGTGCGTTGTTCATTGTGCAGCCTCATAAAATGTATTAACTTCATTCACCAAATCACTTAAGTCTGGTGCTTTATAGTTAGGCCCTTTAAGAACCTTACCGTCTTCTCGAAAGATAGGATTACCATCATCGTCTAGCTTAGACATATTGCTCTTGTGTACAAGCTGGAATGCATCCTCCACACGATCAAAGCGATAGAAGCATTCGGCATTCTCAATTTCTTCATTGGCATCAGCCATTAAATCCATCCATGCACTACTTTCTTCACTCTGAAAAAGTTGTAGAAAGTTACCACTAGTAACTGTATCAAAGCCTTCAATAACGTATACAAGATCGGCAATCTCTTTAAGGTGAGCAGCCGTACCAATATTCTCAGCCCTAACTTCGTCTAGTTCTTCCGCAATGAGAGTTAACCATAAGCGTGGGTCAAGTGAACCCTTAAATGTATAGATAAACTCCTCTAAGCATTCCTCTCGGTTAATTATTGCAGTTAGCTTTGATGGTAGCTGTGCGTGGTCGTGTTTCATAATCTCTCCTTCACTAATAAGTTTTTAACTTCGATGTCATCTACGTCATAGAATATATCAACAATCATATCCCTTATATCATCTTCGTGTGCATCTTCATATGAGGATAAAAGGTTATTGTTCTTTCCTACAGTTACCAGCATGGTAACCCCAAACTGCTTAACACTCATTTGTGTTTCTCCGCAAGCGCCGCATTCATCTTATTTAAATACCAGCCTGCCTTCTTCATGTCTTCCACAGGATTACGCTTATATCTGTACCTATGTTGGTATTTAATCATGTTACCGTGGCAGTAAGCAATGAAGCCATCTAAGCCTAGGACTTGCCTGAGATAGTCTATGCATTCAATGCCCCCCATGTTATAGTGAGCAGGCCTCTCAACAGAGTCAAATAAAGCTTCACCTAACTCTGGCATCTCCTCTATACCGCAATCGTTACTCATGCACTTCCCTCCGTCTTAGTCCATCTGTTTAATCTTATTACGTTAGTACCATCAGTCTGGTATTGTTCATAATCACCATCTATATCCCAACCATCCTTTTCTGCTAAAAGTCCATCACGAAAAGCTATTACTTCATCAAGAATATCAGGGTTATCATTTCCCCATGATAGAAAAGCAGCCATAAGAGTAATATAGTGAACCATTGTACCCTGTAAAGAAGAGTCTAAATCTATCTCTGAGGAACAAGCAATCCCTGTTTCTACATGACCTGTCCATTCATCATTTTGCATTACAGGCCTGACAATGAGAGACATTTCGTTACCTTCTAAAGTATAACCCATTAGTCTTTCCTCTCTGTTTTCATTACAATTATATCTGAAGTAGACCTAATTCCTGGCTCAGTCAACCAGCACTCAGGTATAACTCTGTTTGACCAATAAAAGTTATTCTTATTACACCACTCAAAGTACCTACTCTTTGCTCCCTTATACAGCTTTGCATTAGCGTTACTAAATACAAACCTTATATCTAACTCTGGGTGTTGTTTCTTTATTTCAACATGCTTCCTTCGGTCTTCACTATCGAATATACCCTTTGTCTCAATTATGATGCCGTTGTCTAACTCAAAATCAGGAGTATACTTTCGGTAGCGTAAGTCTTCCCACTCTATCTTTAGAAGCTCATACTTAACCGCATCTTGTCTTGGAGTTAAAAAAGCAGCAGTCTCTGCTTCAAGACCACTGCGATAACGGCGAGAGTTATGTACCCTTGCGGTTGTTCTTTGGATATAATGTTCAGTGCCGCTCTGGTACGTGCGCTTTACCATCTTAATTGTATTCCTCTGCAACAAACGTATAGTCTACCTCAGGTGGGTTTTTAGCCTTGCTCATAATGCTTGGCCTTGGTGTAAGATTGGTGTGACACTTATGTTTAAAGCTACAGAACTTGCAGCCATTTGGTAGTACCCAATTTCCTGTCTCCTTACGATAGAATGTTTCCTTAATGGGCTGAAAGCAACGCTCGAAGGGTTCATCATTATCAATGAAGTCCACGGTAGCTTGTATGTCACCTAAGACTTTCTTGCGATCAACCATAGAGGCGTCTACATACTTGAACTGTCCATTGCCTTTGTTAACTACCCACCAGCCCCCTACATCAACTCCTGCAGCCTCTGCGTAGCCCACAAGCTGTGACACATAGCCGAAGCCATCTCCATCAGCCAGAGTATCAAAGGAAGCAAACTTATTAGTGTAAGACCAAGGTGAGGCAGACTTAACATCGTCAAGCTTACCATCCATGATCATGTCATACTCAC